GGGGCCGTTTCATGCCCGTGAAGGGGTCTGAGAGCCTCTCTGACGGACTTTCATGGCCGGGCAGGGCCGTCATACAGGCAGAGAGGTTCTGGGCCGTCAGAGAGGCTCACAGGGCCTCATGGCGGGGAGGGGCGCGATCCCG